AGTAGAAGAAGTACCTGTCGAAGAGGTAGCAGAGGTCACCCCTACTAAGCAACGTCGCTCTCCCACTCGTGAGAGTGTTCTTGAGGACTTTGAGACTATGATTATGAGTATTGAGACTGAGATTCAGCAGCTTCGAGAGGGGCCTTCTAAGACAAAGGGAGTAAAGTTCCTTCGTTCCCTTAACAAGAACCTTAAGCTTCTACGCAATCGTACAGCTCGTGTGATGAAACAGAAGCAGAGGTCTGGTCGTTCTAACAATAAGAACTCTGGGTTCTTGAAGCCGGTTGCTATCTCTAAGGAGATGGCTAGGTTCACGGGTTGGGATTCGAACGAGCTTCGCTCTCGAGTCGATGTTACTAAGTATATCTGTAATTACATCTCTGAAAACAATCTTCAGAATCCTGAGGATCGTCGGCAGATTAATCCCGACGCCAAGTTGCGCAAGCTTCTAGGTTTTGACCCTAAGAAGAATAAGGAGCCTCTTCGGTACTACAGTCTTCAGACCCACCTTAAGCACCACTTTCCTAAGGCTTGAGTAATTAGTATTAATATTAAAAAGTATTAAAACTTTCCTAGTATATATAAAATGTCATTAGAAGAGAGTAAATCAGGTTCTGTAGTCGTAGCAGAGGAACATATTACAGGATTAATTGATAGAATTTACAGTAGTAGTAAGATTATAATCACAGAGTTTGTCGAAGACGGAGTGGTTAGCGGGTTTAAGGATATCCCGATGATAGTATGGTACAATGCACTATCTTCTTTGTGTGCTCTTGCACTACGGATACCAGAAATTAAAGGAAATGAGAAGTTACAAGAAAAGGTAGTATATGAAACTATGTTACGAGTACTACAAAACGATGTACCTCTTGATAATAAACAACGTACAACAGCTCTAAACATCTATAAGAGAGTTGCACCGACTGTCATCGATGTTCTAATCCCAGGTAAGGATGACCTCACATGTTGTGGATGTTTTCCCTTGAAGAAGTAGATAAAATAAATTTGATTATATTGTAATCAAATCTAAGGACAAAATAGATAAAAAGAAAACAACATGTCACACGCTGAAAACACCCAACTTACTCCCCCTGCGGGCTATGATATCGAACGAATGGTATTCTCTGAACCAATTTCAGGAGCCATTCCGAACAGTGTACCGAAGATTGAATTCAAACGTATTAATATTTCAACAAAAAATGAAGACGGTTCTATTGGTGAACTAATCCTTCCTACTGAGAGACTCTTCTCTTTTGGTGTGAGTGAGAATACTAGCCAAGAGACAGGTAAAGTGAATGGATATACATTCCCTGTGTGTATGTGGAACCGAGACGGTGCTACAAAGGCTGAGAAAGCATGGACTGATACGTTCACTAACATCGTTAATAAATGCATCGACCATCTTGTCGAGAACCGGGAGGAGATCGAGATGTTTGAGCTTACACGCGCTGACCTCACTAAGTCTAAGGGAGGTTTGGACCCGATGTACTGGAAGAAGGAGAAGGCTACAAATGACAAGGGAAAAACGGTTCTTCGTCGAGTACCTGGTGCAGGACCTACACTGTATACGAAGCTGATCTTCTCCAAGAAGTCCAATAAGTTCCTATCTCAGTTCTTTGACACTAATGACGAACCTCTTAATGCTATGGACCTCATGGGCAAATACTGCTTCACACAGGCTGCTATCAAAATCGAGTCTATCTTCATTGGGAGTCGTATCTCTCTACAGGTAAAGCTCTACGAGGCTGTAGTAGAACCCACTTCTACGGGGATGAAGCGACTGCTAGGAAGGCCTAAGGCTCATTCTAAGGTTCTAGAGCATAAGTCTAATCTATCTACTCCTCCCCTGGATGGTGATGATGACGCCTCTGATGGAGGAAGCATTGACGATGATAGCGAAGAGGACGAAGCACCATCCTCTGCCCGAAAGTCGTCAGCTAAGTCTTCTTCCAAGGGATCTGGAAGGAAGGTTGTTCGCAGGGTCCGACGAGTAGTTCGTAGTGGTGGACGCTAAATTATAATATCTTATACAATATGTATAAGATCAAAAAAACTGGCCTAGTGATAAATGAGTCGCACCAAAATAATTCTCATTGTCGCTCTAAGTCTGTTGCTAGTAGCATGTATTACTGGTATTGTCTTATTTCTTCACCACGGCGGGGGGTCCGGTCCCAGACCTCCCACACCTAAGCCCCCCGGTCCTAGACCTCCAGCTCCTCCGTCCAAAGGAGCTGCATTATATTTACTACCAGAGAGGGATGGTTTCACTTATCCGGACATTAAATTGACCACTAGCGGATATCTCATAGATCCCACTTTAGCACGTAAGATGTTCCCAGGAGGAATTGTCGCGATCGCCAATAATGCTGGGGATTTAGAGTCGCAATGGAATAACGTTAAGATTACCAAATTAGTTAACGCTAGCGGTCTTCCTCTTCGTAAGTGGATCACGTTCTATTTCGGTAAGGATGGGTCATGGTGTAGGTGTCAGAACGGGGCTTGGACCGATAAATCAAAGCCTGCGCATTTGGGAGAGGTGCAATGTAGTGGCCCCAATAAACCGTGCCCTAACTGTAAAAACAGTACTGACTGGGTAAAATGGGATCTCAATACATGTTCTCTTTGTAAAACAGATAATGACACTTTGTGTCTTACCGGAACTAATAGTGTAGTTAACAAGATTTTAGGTATATGTGAACAGCATCCAGACTTAGATGGAATTATGTTCGATGACGAGGTGGGAGATCCAACCTATATAATAGCAGCGTTAGAAGGAGTAAAGACGCTATGGGACAACTCTCATTCCAAAAAGCTGTTACTTGGTTGGACAGCAACAGTATCTTCTGCAAACCTTCCACGTCCTAGGAATCTCCAGGGTAAGTATACATGGGACGTGTGTTTAGGACAAGCATACACTGACACTACTGGTACATACTACGAAGACAGCTGTACTCCTGCCAAAGATTGGTGGACACTAGTTGGTAAAGCTCTAGGTTCTAGTCCCCCCTCTAGAGGTGTTCCCATGGTTTGTGGGGCTGGAAACTGTATTGGAGACCAGGGAAAAGGTAGTGCGCCAAACGACAAGTGGTGTATAGATGAAAGATTGAGCGGAGATGTGATAACAACTCTCCTTCAAGATAGACCATCGAACTTCCCATGGAAGAATTTCGCTATCTGGTATGGAGATTATGACGAGAACACGGGATTCTTTGGGTGTACCAACTCCGGATGTAAACCAGATAAAGGGTGTTGCAAGGGTTGGAAATGTAAACTCTCCGGATGTACCCCTAAGTGAGTATTGTATTTGTTTACATTATAAACAAATCACATTAAAGTTTTTTATTCTTAGCGATCCACGCTGTAACGGCCTCTCCCAAAGCATGTTTAACTTTGTTAGGATCTGCACTCTTATATCTGCTAGCCACTACTTGTAGGAACGTGAATTCAGTAAGAGCGACGAATAATACAACCCATAATGCCTCAATAGTCTGATGGCGAACGGGTAGACAGTATCCAATTATTAACATAGTAATTGATATTAGTACTAACACTCCTACTACTATACCAAGAGTTTTGAAGGCTGTGCTGCGCACTGAAGCATTTTGTATATTAACACTTTTTACTCCAGCGTCTGCATCTTTTTCTGCCTTGTAATCAACACCATCTATGATTCCGGCTATTAGTGCAACTAGCTGCTCTTGAGGTATGGTATTCTGAACAGGTCCCAGAAGTTCTTTTTCTATATCTTTAGTCAAAATACTATCTATAACGTAGTTCATTTGGTCTTCAAATTGTGCTTTTTCTACTTTTACAACGTACACGAAAAAGAAAATAGTGAGGAAAGCAAAGATGAAGACAACTTGGAATGCTAGAGAAAACCCGTCTACAATCCAGACATTACTTTTGCATACTCTATTCATTTATATAGAGACAAGTTTTATTGCATCGCAATAAAACTAGATAGTTTACTTCTCCTGTTGTGAGTGCATCTGTTCAAAGGTTTGACGGTCTTTCTCAATTTCTTGTTGCGTTTTCTTATGAGTTTGGTTGTCGACGTCGTAAGATGCGTAACGAGTTCCTCCAACAGTATTACCAAATTGCTCTTTCTTTTTTGGTTTCTGACCTTCAGTAAAAGTCTTATATACGGTACCTCGATGTTTAGTAGTGGTCTCTGGATGTACATACCCAGGAATAGTGTCAGGTCGTTTACTTTCCATTTTTTATTTTATTCTAGAATCTTTAAACAAAAATATAATTTCGCTTGGAATTATATCATTATACCGCCGCTACCGCGGAGATGGCTTTACTATACTTATCACCTAAAAATATAAATGTATCCACCCATTTCCAAATAATATCCTTGTCTTCATTATCCATAGTTGTAGATCTCCAGAGTTTCTTGAAGTGGTCTAGATTTTCTTTATGCCTTGTGAATAGCGTCTCCTTTAGGAAGAAGTCTTCCCTACGCTCCTTAATCATCTTCCTAAGACGGCCCTCGTTCTTGTTAATGTGATGGTTAAAATCATTCATAAGGTCAACTATAGGTACTTGATTTGCTATGAATAAACGGGCTACCACTAGATCCCCCTCCATGGGGAAACTCTCTATAAGTTCATCAAAAAATATGATTAGCTGTGATTTAAACTCTTTCAAGACTTCCATTTTTTTAAAAAGACTATACGTCTTTAAGTACCCCAATACAACTGAAGGATCCATTATTATATTGTGAATCCGTTATATTGGCAACAATCTTGTCTCCCACCTTGATAGTTCTACCCGCTACTATATAGTTACCTGTATTGTTGTCGAAGGCATAATCATCTATTGGCATAGACGTTGTTGGAATAAGCATCTTTTGTCTATTCATTATGTTTACTAATATACCATCAGGATATATCATACATACTGTGCAGTCGACTTGCAGACCCGGTTTGGGACTAAGTGTAACAGCATCAAACTCAACGGTAAACACATTGTCAGCATTAGCACGACCAATCTTATGACTCAGGATTTTATTAATACACTTGACAGAAAGAATGTATCCATGATCCTTAGAACACTGTTCCTTGGTAGTGTTAGTTATCTCGTTAAGGAGATGCGCCATCAGATTGCTATCCAGATAGCGAGAAGGCAAACATATTCTACGTACAATTTTTACGGTCTCCATTTTCACTGTTTACCTATAAAATGCAAGAAAATTTCATTTGTGTTTTCGTCCATACAAGTATACACCCAGAATTATGCACGAAGCTATACCTATGCCACAGCCCAGTGCTATCAATAAAGGAGTGTATATGTTACCTACATCTGGTTTTTGTTCAAAAGGTTTAGTACCTTCAATAGCTTGCTGTTCTTCACGTTGGTGTTCTTGAGGGTGAGAAAGTTGTCCTTCGTTTATTTCGACTTTAGACTTATTCTGTAATGCATCAGCCCATGGATAGGGATTGCTGGGTAGTCCCAATGAACTAGGATCTAAAATTGTCTGTTGTAGTGTCTCACATAATTCTTGGCAGTCAGTAGTGCCCGTTGGATTGCAGTTACTACGACAGCAATTAAATATAACATCCTTATTCTTTTCCACGCATTCTTTTGTAGGAATCTCCCCTAGTTCATTGGGACACCCATTTTGTCGTGCACAATCGTAGTAGCTGTTATTTAGGGAAAAGTCTGGAGTTAGTCCTAAGCATTCATTTCCACATAGAACATTCATTACTCTGCAGTTTCCTAAACATCTTCCCAAAATAAAGTTTTTGTTTTGACGATATATATTGAAATCCAAATTATATAACTTAGACAAGTCTTGGTGACAAAGATTCTTACAAAACTCATGCTTGGGTTTGCATTTAGCCGCGCAACATTTGAACACCTCACTATTAGTAGCATCCCTGAACTCTCCGGATTCCACGTCTAATTTTTTAGCACAAGGTGAATAAAGCCAGAATTTTTCGTTATTATTCCTTAAACTATCACTGCTCATTTATTATTTGTAACATTAATTAGTAGGCTTTATTATTTTTTACCATCTTGTATACATTAATGTTACAAGAAATAGAGTTATTTACCAATAAGACTAAAGAATTCTGCCGGAGTATAAGTTTTAATACCATACTTTTTCGCAGCATCTACTTTATTTTTGCCTGGCTTTTCGGCAATCACCACAATCTGATTAAGACCGTCTTTTGGTCTCTTTACACTGCTAGAAAACTCTCCTCCTGCTTCTTCCACAAGCACAGCAGCTTGTTTACGCCCATAACCAGGTAGAGTACCAGTTATGATGACTGTAAGTCCTTTTAATGGACCTTTATCTACTTTCTTCTTAGTAGTGAATGTGGTTAGATAGCTCATAGCTTGCGCAAATCTAGCGGCCCATCGTAGGTTCTTGGCAGTTGTCTCGGATAGCACGGAACCAAAACCGGGTATCCTTGAGACTTTGTCATATAATTCTTGTTCAGTCAAATCTTTTTGTTCCGCCAGTATGTTAGGATATGTCTCAAGAAGAAGCTCAATACTCTTAGAACCCATGTGCGGACCCAAAACACCCGAAGCTCCAAGAATTTTGGGCAAACTCATCCCAGCCTTAAGATTATCTCGAATACTGGTTAAGAGTATATCAGCAGTTTTTTGTCCAAATCCTACGTCTCTAAGTTCTTGATGTGTAACAGTGAGTATACGTAATATACTGTCTATTCCTCCACCATATAACTTTTGTACACGTTTAGGACCGAATCCCTTGAAATTTAACCTCTGCATAAAATTAAGCAGTATCTTGATACATATTTCGCCACAGTTACTGAGTCCTATAATATCCACCTTACTTTCATTCCATTTCCATTCGCACGGCTCTTTTGGCATGTCTGGTTCAGCAGCAGGCTTGATCACACCTATAATATCTGGAATAGTTTCACCACCCTTGGTTAGTTTAACTATTGCTCCGGGACCAATCTTATTCTTATATATGAACTTTGCATATTTTCCACTAGCATATGTTACAGTTGTTCCCATAAGTTTAACGGGTTCGAATTCTACTCGCGGTTTGAGTAACGACCATTTACTAAGGCCCCAAAGTACTCTTACTACCTTAGCGTCTACTAGATTGTCTCCTATTCTCATCTTGAACGCAAATGCATAGGAAGGGTTACCAGTAGTATTACGTACATAAGGTTGATCAGGTTGTACTATGATACCGTCAATCTCGAATGGAGAAGATTTCTTCCAGTCAATAAGGGTTGTAGCTAAAAGCTTGAGTGTAATACGCTTAACTTTTTGATGACGTACTACCGTGAATCCTAGATCTTTTAGTTGCTTGAACTGTTCTGAAGGTTTGGGCATTTCTTTACTTCCTACTATCTCATATGCAATGAATTGTATATCCCGAATACCTTTCTTAACCGTCTTGGCACCTGTTCGACCAGCCACCAAATTTCTTGGGTTAGCGTAATTTGACGCCCACTTCTTATTGAAAACGTCAGTGGGCATGATAAGTTCACCGCGAATATTGATGTCTTCAGTAATATCTTTTGGAATAGTATCAAAATATGGAGCAAGATATGATATCTTAGCACCAATTACCCCGTCACCTCTGGTATATAGATCGATCTTGCCGTTTCTAACAGTCAGCAAACACGAAACACCATCTAGTTTATCCTCCATAAGATATGGACCATTGTTGGTAGCTGTCCATTTTTGTAGAAAGCGAAGCTGTGCTATTTGCTGTTTAATACGATCAATCTTTGATTCTGTTTCTCTCGTCTCGTCTCCATCCTCGTCATCCTTAATGTTTGCCAGACCTTCTTCTTCCTCCTCCAGCATATCACGCATCTCGTCCATTGTCATATCTTGGAATTCCGGGTCCATCTTGATCTTATCCATAGAACCAAGCCAGTAAGGAAGTTTTGTTCTGTTTTCTCCCGATCTAACCTTGGATCCAATAGGCATGACGTAATCAGGATCACGACGTGTGAGAGTGTCTACCAGCATATCATATTGCCAATCAGTAAGACCGGTTGGTTTGTCTGTATTATCATATATATCTCTAGCATATGCTCTCATAGCATGCAAAGATTTTAGTGGTTGGGTGTTGAAGTACTCTTGTAGCTCCTCGTCTGAAAACTTGGCTATTCTCTTAATCTCTAATTGAATACTCATCTTTATTGTAATAATAGAGGTACTTTATATTTATCAAAATTAGAATTGATATTTTTATCTATCCATTATTTTGTAACCAGAAAAATGGCTACCGAGGATTACACAAAATATATCACAACTTTATTGAATCACATATCTTTGGTTGTATGTACTGTGGTGAATGACATTGCAAATCTTAGATCAAACAATCCGGTCGTTAGTGAAGTTCTTCATATGTCGCTAGTCATTATATTCATACTGTACCTGCTGAGGAGTTGTCTAAGGAACTATCAATATAATCAAGCCATAATAAAACAGATCTTAGAGAACCAGGAAGTAATCCTAGCTGAGATAGTAGACATCAAGGAATTGACCATAACTCTTGATCGTAAGATGTGTAACGTAATAAACATTATTGATCCACCATTCAACTTCCAGCAAAAATCGACTGATAATATCTTAAAACGCAAGAGATGTAGAAGACTCCGTGAACCTGTAGGATCTAGAGAGGAATTTTATGGAAGTAGTGCCCCCAGAGCAGCTAAGCTTCGTGCGCAATATAAGATTCTATATGGAAAAGAATTAAAAAATGAATAAACATAAAGCCTTATATTTACTGATATAAGGATCATGTCAAAACTTCACACTAGAACTGGTGGCAAATGTATATGCTGTGACGAGGATACAACAAAATATGTCACATTACACAAGACTAGACGCCAAACACATCGCCTCTGCGATGCTTGTGCAGACGGTTATATCAGACCCTTGGTAAAGCAAACTACAATTAACATAAAGAAAAAGATACGGGCTGATACTGGCATGCAATGCCCAGGTACGTATCATGGTCTACACCGTAATCAATGTAAGTGTGAGGTTCGAATTTCTGACTTACAATTTAATTATGATTCTTCATTGATAACTGACATACTTCGTATAACTCATGTTACCAAAAATAAGGATTTAATTCTATGTCCTACACCAGAATGTCCCAATATAATCAGGATTCATCCCGATGACCCCATTACTCATACACAGTGTAATATGTGCGGGGTTAATTGGTGTCGAAATTGCATGTGTCAACCCTATCACGAAGGTATGACATGCATAGAGTATGAGGCTAAGCAATCCAACACTGAGAATGGAAAACTAGTCGCTAAGATGTTAGAATCTGGAACGCTAAAACTTTGTCCAAGATGTAAGGCACCTACCACTAAGATGAAGGACGCGCAAGGAAAATATGTAGGTTGTAACAAAGTAATTTGTTCCTCTTGCAAAACAAAGTGGTGTTGGTTGTGCGGAGCTACTGATATCTCTTACAGTCATTTTAATTCCGAGGGTACAGGATCGTGTGCTAATAAGTTATGGCAAGGGACACGGTAGGATTAAAAGTAAAAATGAAAGATTACCTTATTCTATATGAACTAAGGTAATAATGTTATCCAAGAGCTTAACTTTAACTAACGATCAAAATAATAGTTTCACAAGAGTCAAGGCGTTCTTCAAAGATGAAGACAATCCTGCTATTGTAATCAGTGGAAGCGCTGGCACAGGAAAGACTTTTGTAATGCGTTATATTGTTGACTATATAATCGATAATCACATTGGTTCTATTGCTGCAATTGCTCCTACACACAAGGCTAGAAGAGTACTAGAGAAGACCCTTAACACAGATAGATTTTTAGCTATCCCAAGTTTCACTGTTGCTTCCATATTGGGAAAGATGAGAGAACATACATATATAGGATCACATAAGTATACCAGTGGTTCTAAACAAAAAATGGATAGATTCAACTGTTTTATATTAGATGAAGTATCGATGGTAGGTGACAAAGACTTAGAGGAGATTATAGAGTATATATGCAATCATGACAAGAAATTGATATTGGTAGGAGATAACTGCCAGATTCCTTCTCCTTCCCAGAAGCTGGTACGAGATGGTAGCGTATGCTACAAACCTGACAGTACAGCATTCGATATAGAGAACTTGTGTACAATGAGAGAGATAGTACGACAAGCAGCTGACTCTATTATTATCAAGATAGCTAGTTATTTGCGTGATCATCTATTGGATGATGTTTCGCTAAGGGATATACTTACCTCTCTCGATATGGATACTAGTGAGTTATTGGTGACACATGATCAAGCACATGAACAGTTTAACAAAGATTGGGTGGATGGCCTTAATACACGTATAATTGCATACACTAATGCCGCTGTTAGGTCCCACAACGCTCGTATTCGTAGGGACCTCAATATATCAGATAAGTTGCTAGTAGAGGATGAGCTTCTAACAGGCTACGACAACGTTGGTTGGCCAGTACCAGTTATTGAAAATGGTACTGACTATAAAGTTTTAAGTATACAGCCTACAATGAAACATATCATTCATGGATATGCAGGGTTAGCAGGAGATTTGGTGGACTTAGTTGACGTCGTAGACAATACCAATATATCTCGCAAACTATTCTTTATCAATGTGAGACACAGCTGTAATTCTGCATTCATGAGCGAGTTTGTAAAAAGAGCTGAACGTGTTAATCGTAGGATGTCTACGAAAGATGATTACCGTAAATATTGTCAACTCAAAAATAGAGCAATCTTCTTAGAAGATGTGTACAAATATGCAGGCAAGATAATGACTGAAACCGACTTTAGACAGAATCAACCATTGCTCTTTACTAAAGTAGCAGATGTAATCGATGTAAAACGCAAGACCATTGCTGTATCAGAACTTACCCAGAAGTTAGGAGATAACTATGGAGACATTATTGAGGGTCGCCTAATTGATAATAAGCCTTTTGCTGATGCTGAAGTGTTCGCAGATCAATACATGGTTGTTGAGAAAGATATCTATTACGGATATGCATTGACAGCGCACAAATCTCAAGGCTCGACATATGACAGTGTATACGTCGACGAGAATGACTTCAATAAGATCTGTAACAAATGGAACTATAAATTAAGAGCTGTAGAGCAGCGATTCAAGGAGCGTAATCAACTAAAATACGTTGCATACACACGAGCATCGTCGAAGCTTTGTATAATCATCTAAAGATAAAACCCATCATATATACAAAATAAAAAACATCGTGAGTTCACACCCTAGTGATTCACAGTGTCGTCTGGCAAATAGAAACTTCAAGGTGTGCTGATCACACATCTTAAATAAGATCTCAAATTATGAGAGTCTTAGGTTATCTTCAATTGTAACATATGCCTACGACACCAGTGCTCACAAGGTAGAGCTGGTTGATTTGACAAATCTTGAGAGTGATGATGTTTGGGGTAGACTGGCCACCTATCCCATCTTCATCCTCCTTGTGATGTCTAAGAAATGATCTCTACACTAAACCGACTGTTTTTGAATACAAGTTGTTGTATTCAAATTTACTCAAAATATTATCTATCGTCTACTCTTCTTCTTGCTTAGTGCTTCGTATCCCAAAAATACCAATACTGCAACTAAGGAAGCTATAGCAATTCCTAATGCTACCTTGGCAGCGGTTGACATTCCTTTGGACGGAGAAGGAGAAGGAGGAGAAGGAGATTTATTACAAACAAATCCACACGGCTGCCTCGTCATGTTCTTGTTTATTCTTCCGTTGTAGTTAAGATCACTGGATACTGATGCCTCGTATCCCTTATTACACTGCACGTCCTTCTTAAAGGTGTTTAGAAGGGAATCACAAGTCTGGTTAATGTGATGATGATGTTGAGAATCACCTGTACATGT